CTCTGAATCCGGCTGAAATTTACAGAAATCCGTTTCCCTCTGCTTTCCACGCTGAGCTTGTGGTGTGGGGGGGCGTTTTGGGAGCTGAGAGGCCGCTCAAGCGATTGTTAAGGCGTTTACGGTAGTTGGGAGTGCAACGCAGGGGGTGAGGATCGCGTAGGCTGAAATTCCGGGTTAGGGGCAGGTTGCTGATTTTGAAAAACGTTTTGGGGGATGCGGGTTGAAAAACGGGGGTAGGGGCTGAAAAAAAATGGGGTAAAATTGAGGTATGGCGTTGATGTTGCATCGGCGGGACGGGACGGTGGCGGTGAAGTGCCGCGAGTGTCAGCGGTTGTGCGAGGTTCCGGGGAGTTCGTCGGGCGATGCGGTTTGCGGGAAATGTGTTCGGGCGGAACACACTTTCGTCTTCGATGGAGATCGGGACGCTGCGCGGCGGACGATGCAGTTGATTGTGGCTGACGCTAAACGTCTATTGGCGCAGGGGAGAATGGCGTGAGTAAGGGAAAGGTAACCCATGCAAAGAATTGCACGGGTCTTTCTTTTTCTGAAGTAAAGAACCATGCACAGACTTGCACGGGTAGGGATACAAAACTTGCCCCGGTTTTAGACCGTCTCGTGGGGGCTGGCGCGGATCGGCGGTTCAGCAAAGTCCCGGTGCTGGCAACGTTGAATCCGGCGATTTCAGATCAGGCGCATCGCCTGTTGACGTTTATGGCTGTGCCTGGTGTTGGCAATGGGAAGTCGGTTATGTCGGCACCGGACATAGGGGCGGCGCTGGGGTGGTCAGAACGCAAGGTGAAGTATTGCGTTGCGGAATTGCTGCGGCTCGGGGTCATCGCGGTAGAGCGGAAACAGGGGCAAGCCAACGCCTATGCTATTCGCTCGGATGTGTTTGCGGAGATCCCACGGCAAACGCGGACAGAGCGACTGATAACAGCCAAAGAATTATCGCCGTGCTTGAAGTGCCGAAAGCCGTGTCGGCCAGATCGGACTACGGGATGGTGTCGGGGATGCAAGGCTGACGTGGCGCTGGATGCGCGGATTCGACGGATAGCTACGGCGGTTGTGGCGCGGTCTGCCTGACGGGTGGCACAATCAAAGCCAACCTGTGGTATCGTGTTGGCATGGATACTACACAGAATAACGAAACGGATGTTTTGCTATTAAGGCCGGATGCGGTGTGCCGCGCCCTCGGATTAAGCCGCCCCACGGTCTACAAAATGCTGAAATCAGGCGAACTGCCGTCGATGCGAGTGGGCAAGGCGATTCGGGTTCCTGTTGCCGCGTTGCAGCAGTGGGTTGAGGACAACACCAGCAAGGCAAAGCCATGAACCGGAAGTTGATCCCGAAGATCGTTGAAGTCGCAAATTGTGGGGCTGCGTTTATTTCAGCTAAAAAACGCGCCGGGATGAACGGCAGTGGCATCGATAGTTCGGTTTCTGACGCTGTTAGCTTGGGCGTTGAGAAGATTAACCCGGCTACATTGGCAGATGTTCGGGCACTTCCAGAAATTCTTCAGATGGAGGGGATGCTCCACTTGCTGACCAGAGAAGAAAGGCGACGACGAAGCAAGTGGGTCGCGGATTGGTACTACAACGAGATGTTCGATGATCCATCGGGCGTGGCAACAATGCTGCAAGATGAATCAATTCAGTTAGTGGCCCATGTCTTGCGATGGATTGAAAGGGCTGCGGATGCGCGGGAATCGGCTGGAGGATAGACCTGAAAACCGGGAGAAGATCAGGATGAACGAAGTTTCTGCGTTCGCCGCATTTATGGATTGCATGGAGCACACTGAAGGCAGTTCCGTGCTGTCGGAGTATGGCAACATTGGGCAGTCCTGCGACCGGCAGCAAAGACTCCTGAAACTTGAGCACCCTGCCGGGCGGGTCGAGATCACGGATGGCCAGATGCGATGGATAATGGAGCTAAAGCCATGAATCCATTCACGCCAGAAGTCGTTGAACTCCAGCGAGGCATCCACCGGGCTATGTCGATGGCACACGAAATCGTTGAGTGCGGCTTGAAGCCCCGAGTGCGGTGGATCAGGTCAAAGTACTTCGGGTGCTGGCAGTGGTCAACCGCCAACGCAAGCGGCCTGAGCAACGGTATCCGCACGGAACAGGACGAGGATAACTTCTACTCGGACAGATTTGTAGTGAAGTGGACCCAATGATCGGACGGATTATCTGCTGGCTGTTCGGCCACGCCATCAACCCGCACGCACTGCCGAATCGGTGGTACCAGTGCGGAACGTGTTGCGACTATCACTACAGGGGATAATGCCACTCTTTGACCTCGACAAAATTCCGCCCGTCGATAGCTGGCCGGTTGACCTGAAAGTGCTGTACTTTGAGCGGCTGAATATCTGCGAGTTTGACGGGCACTTAGCCCCCGAGGCTGCGCGGCAGCTTGCTATCAGGGACACATGGGCTAAACTCAAAACGGCGCAAGCCACGGTTTCTTCCGCTTCCCGGTAAAACTCAGCGCGGCCAGATGAGCGGACGTTATTGGGCTACGCTGACCTTCCCTGTTGCGTTCGTGCCACCTTCACGGTAAAGTGAAGAGGTGCCAGTCACCGAAGCAGAACACCTTCAGCGGATCGAACGGCAGCGGGAGTACCGCGAAACGTCGCCGTTGCCTGAAGACGAGCGCATCGCCCTTCCGCAGCCGTCCAACCTGCCACGCCCCCGCAAGGTGGCTGAGTTTGAGTCTGTCTGCGATTGCGGCGCATGTTGCTTGTCCACAGCGGTTCTCATTCGTTGCGGTTGCGGGTGCGTTCACGAAAGAGCGTGGCGATGACCGCAGCGGAAGTCTCATGGGCGATGTTTTGGTTTATTGTGCTGGTTGCAATTCTATTGGCGGCAACAAAAGGAGATGAGGAATGAGCGATTGGATTCAACGCGGTGGCGACGCATACTGCAAGTTCTGCAAGTTTAGCGTGATGAACGGCGGCGACGTAGATGCAACCCCTGCGAAGTGCCCACAATGCCGCAACAGTTTTTCAATGGCGGCACTGACAGGAATTCTGGCATCGCAGCCGTGGCAGGATTCACCATATAGCGATGACGAGATTGCTGTTCTGGCGCTTGCTCAGGCCGACGCCATGATGAAGGCCAGATCCTGCGTGCCTGATGCCAGCTAAACCTATCCTGCGGCCCTGTGGCTGGTGCGGAAAACTTCAGTCGGCCCGAGAGGACCGGAAGCACTTCGCGGTGTGCCCCAGCCGCCCAAAGCAGATCGTGAAGGTGGTTCAGCGGTTACGCGCATTCAACGACAGTAAACGGGAAAAGTGAATATGACGCCTGAACAAATCTACGACCTCCACTGCGAAACGGTCGGTGGCGGCAAGTACGGCCACGTTCACTGGGACGACCTCCCGCTTGAGTCCCGCATCCAGTGGCAGCGGTTTGCCACAAAGGTTAACGAAGCGAAAGACCGCGTTAAAGGCGTTAACAGCGTTGAGCAGGAAACGCAACGGGGCGAAACTGTCACCGAGACAAAAGCAGTGCAAAAAATCAGGAGTTGGATATGACAATCGAAAACTGGAAGCCGACAACAGGCGGCAAACGACTTGGAACCTTTGACTTGACGATGCCAAGCGGCATGCTGCTAAAACAGTGCAGTCTGGTAAAGGGCGACAACGGCGACTTTATCGGCCTGCCGCAAACTTCGTGGACAAACAGCGAAGGGCAAAAGAAATACACCAGTGTCGTCGAGATCCCTGACAAGGACATCCGCCAAAAGTTTACCGATGCGGTGATTCGGGCGCTGCGGGAGCTTGGCGTATAAGTGACCATCCAGCTTTCCCCGCCCATTCCGTTATGGACGCCGAAAGGCTTTGCCCACGCCCACGTCATGATCGACCCAGGAATCGACCATGACCTGCAATGGGTATGTTTTATCGTGGCAACCGGGGAGTGCTGGACCTACCTGAACAAAGACATTCGGTTGGTGGACAATCAGACGATGGGCAGGAGACAGCAAGGCGAAGTTGTTCCGGTTGGGCCGCAACAGGGGCCGCTGGAAGGTAAAGCTTCAACCGGAGCGCCGCCAAGGCCAGAGCGATAACGGCGGGGCGGTTCAGCATGTGCGATGTTGAGCGCGAGAGTTTCACTGTGCCACCACCGAGTTAGCCTTAATGATCTGCCCCATCGCGGGAAACGTCCACTTGCCACCCTTGCGCGTCCGGTAGCCAGCCGCGTTCAGCGCGTCGGCCATCTCCCGGTAGCTTTCACCCCGGCTGTGCATGTCGAGGATAACGCGGATCGTGTGCTGTTCGGCTTCGTCCTCAAGCAATGGCATCCGCGTTTTCTTCCCATCAATCACGGGCCGTTCCTGTGAGCGGTAGCCGTATGGCGCGGGGCCAGCGGGGCACCCGGACTGTTTGATCTGCTGAAGCGCAAGGCGGGTTCGCTCCCCAATCAGTTCGCGCTCCATTGCGGCAAACACGGTGATGATCCCGATCATGGCGCGGCCCATGATGGTGCCCATGTCGAAGCCCTCATCAATTGAGACGAGCCGAACGCCGTGCTTTTCAAACAGCGAGATCAGGTTTCCGCCGTCAACGACATTGCGGGTGATGCGGTCCATGCGCTTGACGATAACGGCATCCACCTGACGCGCCTTGACCATCTCCAGAACACGCTGGGCACCGGGGCGGTCGAGATCCTTTGCGGACTCCCCGGCGTCGGTGATGATGTCGATCAGCGGGTGCCCAAGCAACGCGGCCTGAAGTTTGATCTTCTCAATCTGGGCGTCGATGGAAGCCCCGGAGTCGGCCTGAGCCTGACTCGAAACGCGACAATATCCGATTAAGCGCATACGTTTTCCATCTGTGGCTTTTTGCTGTCCATGACCACATCTTAACATGGACTACGATAGTTTCGGTACGTACGGAATTAAAATAAATGTTTGACGTGGCGAAATTTCGGGTCTAAGATGAATGCGTAGCACGATTCAGCCGCAAGGTATGCTGAAAGTGCTACGGTTGCTGAGATTCGTAACACGGTCTGGGCCGCTTACCCCTGGCACCACCGCACCAAACCGTTTGAACCCACGCTCAAAAATGACTACGCAAGCCCCAAATCTACTGGAAAGGCTCCCGGCGTTGCCGATCCGCGTTCAACGCGAGGACCGCACGACGTACATGGAAGACAACCTTGAAGAGGTGCTGCGTATGGTCAAGGCTGGCGTGGTTGAAGGCGTAGGCCCACGGTCTGGGCGCATCGATATCCTGCGTATCACCGTCACCCACGAAATTGCGGTGGAGCGCATGAAGGCCGTCCCGATGGACAAACTTCCCGAAGAGTCGCCGGGTTCGATTACGTCGATGGCATCCCGCGAAGTCTATCGCGAGGTTGTTGGCGACTCGGGACATTGGTGCTGGGCATTTGTGAAACGCGACCGAACCGCGTTTGCCTAACCCATGAGCCTTGCTGGTTTTGACATCGCGGGGCTGGATCTTGGCGAGATCAGCCGCGAAATCGAGCGGCAGCAGGAAAAGCGGCGCTACGACTGGAAGTTGCAGGCAAGGCCAGAACAATTACCGCCTGCTGGAGAATGGCGATTCTGGCTTATAATGGCTGGGCGCGGGTGGGGTAAGACCAGGACCATCGCCGAGTATTTGCGAATGCTCGCATTTGCTGGCAAGCATCGGCGTATCGCTATTCTTGGGGCAACCGCAGCGGACGTTCGGGACGTTATTGTTGAAGGCGATTCGGGGATCATTGCAATTTCACCACCCGATTTCATGCCGCTGTACGAACCGTCAAAGCGGCAACTTACTTGGCCAAATGGAGTAATTGCCAAGACGTATTCTGCTGATGAGCCTGACCGTTTGAGAGGTCCACAACATCATGCGGCAGTTGTAGATGAACTTGCGGCCTACGAATACCCAGAATCATTTACGCAGTTGAAGTTTGGCCTGCGATTGGGCAATGACGTTCGTTGCGTGATTGGGACGACTCCGAAACCGTGCGCCGCAATTCGGGAGCTGGTAAAGCAGTCCAAAGAGGGTAATGGGCGGGTGGTCATCACTCGCGGTTCCACCTACGACAACAGGAAGAACCTGGCCCCAGAGTTTTTCACTGAAATCATTCGGCAGTACGAGGGCACCCGCCTTGGCCGTCAGGAACTTGAAGGCGAACTGCTGGAAGACACCCCCGGTGCGTTATGGAATACGCTACTGATTGACCGAACGCGGGTTAAGCGGGAAGACCTTCCCCCAATGGCCCGAATTGTGGTGGCGATTGACCCGTCAGTAACGTCAAACGCGAGATCCGATGAATGCGGCATTGCCGTAGTCGGAAAGGGCGTTAACGGGGACGGGTACATGCTGGAAGACCTTTCCGGCGTCATGACCCCGAACGAATGGGCGATGGCGGCGATTTCGGCCTACCATCGGCATTCGGCAGATGTGATCGTTGGCGAAACGAACAACGGTGGCGATCTGGTCGGAAACACGATTCTTGCGCTGGACCCCGGCGTCCCGTTCCGCAAGGTAACGGCTTCGCGGGGCAAACATCTCCGGGCTGAACCGATTTCGCTGTTGTCGGAACAGGGGCGGTTTCATCTGGTCGGGAATTTTCCGAAACTTGAAGAGCAGATGTGTTCCATGTCGAGTGATGGCTACTCTGGTCATGGTTCGCCAGATAGGTGTTTTGTTGCTGGCACGCTGATTCGTACTGAATACGGCGATATCCCTATCGAAAATGTTCTTGTGGGGGATTTAGTCCATACACGGGCAGGGCTTCGGCCTGTGATCGCCGCAGGGCTAACCGAAAAAGCTGCGATGGTCAGTACCGTCAGATTTGTCGGCGGGTCTTTAACGGGGACAGGAAACCATCCAGTTTTTGTTGAAAATATTGGCTATGTTTCGTTGAGTGGCTTGCGCCGGGATGATAAACTGGTTACATGGCCGCAAGCGAAAAAGTCACTATCGACGGGTTCAGCTTTTACCGATCCCTGGAATCAAAAAGTCCGTACTTTGTTGCAAGTCGGGCAACCAGGATTGCAAGTGGCCACCACAGCTTGCATCGGTACATATGGGCCAAGAAGTACGGCGAAATTCCGTCAGGATTTGTCATCCACCATAAAGACAAAGACGCCAGGAATAACGACGTTTCCAATCTGGAGTGCATCAGCACAAAGAAACACGGCGGAATACATGGCCCGGACCGGATCGAGCAGTGCCGGGTCAATATCGCCAAGGCTCGGATCGGGGCCAATAAGTGGCATTCCTCGGCGGAAGGGCGTGCGTGGCATAGCCTGCAAAGCATTGAAGGATGGAAAGGAAAGGCCCCGACCATCAAAAGCGCCTGCGTCGTTTGTGGCGCTGAGTGCCTGGCCTTTCTCCGCGCCCGAAGGTTCTGTTCCGCTTTATGTAAAGGGCGGTACGGCGAAACAATCCGCAAGGATTTTGAGCAGCGGGAATGCCCCGCATGCCACGTCTCGTTCAAGGTTAAGCGGTCATCTAAGCAAAAGACATGCTCGCGGGCGTGTGAGGTCAGTATGCGCAGCAGGAACCGCCCCGGTTTACAACCTGACGGTCGCTGATGCTCACGAGTATTACGCCAATGGCGTATTAGTCCATAACTGTGATGCGATGGTTTGGGGTGCCAGTGAAGTCATGCTGGGCGGCACGACGGTCCAGATGTTCCCCGATTTCCGAGCAGCACATCGCGGTAACGGCGAACCAGCGCAAGCGGTTCACGTTGTCGATATGGGCGATTTGAAAGACTGGTGGACCCGCTGGATTTCGGTTACGATGGGCAGTTCAAGCGCGGCGCATTGGTGGTGCCGGGAACCAGCACAACCGGGCAAGGTCGGGTCACGGTCGCGGATCTATCGCGAGTTTCTGGCGCAGGACATGACGCCTGAAGAGTTCGGAGCGCAGATAGCCCAACGCAGTCAGCAGGAAGCCAAGATATCCCGCATCCTGCCCGTGTGGCTCACTGAGAGCGCGTTCAGTGGCGTTCAGGGCAAGTCAGTAGCGGCAGCGGTTGCTGAGGGCATACAGCGGTCGCTGGGGCAGCACAAAGCGTTCCTGTTCGTTCACGACGATGAAGAGCGCGGCATAGTTGATCCGCAGCAGCGATGGCGTGCATTTAGCGCACGTATGGACCGGATGCCGACCGGGTTCCTGTCGGTGCAGCCGATCAAGGGCAAGGATTCGGACGGGTGGGATGTTGTGCGAGAAATGCTTCGCTGGCGTCCAGCCGCAAGCGGCAGGCTTGAAGGGCCGGATTGGGATTACGCCCGTCAGTTGGTGCTGACGGATTACCCGGCCTACGAACGCTACATATCTGAATTCAAGGAACCGGATGTTGAGGTTCTTCCCGAACTCCTGATCTCCAATCAGTGCAAGGGGGTGATCCAGGCCATGAGCGGTGCGGTGCGAACGAATGATGATTCGGCGCTGGCAATGGGCGGCGGTTCGTTCGTATTGCAGTCTTTGAGAATAGGCGCGTTGGCGTCTCGTGAAGATGCTTCGCGAGAACCAATGCAAGAGTTTGTAGGCCGCAAGCTTGCGGCGTTGCCTTTGGGGGCTTCGGGGACAGCGCGGCACATGGCGGCAATGAAAGCCGAACAGGACTGGGGCGGTCAGCACGGCATGGGGCCGATCAGTTTTTCAAGGAAGCGCAAATGACATTTGACATCATCATCGCGGCGATGACCGCAAAGCATGGAATCAACCCCGAATGGGGCGGATGCCGTCCGGGCATTCTGGCTAACGCATCGCAGGATTACACGTTTCTGGTGGGGCATAGACCAATCGGCTTTAGCGCAAAGGAAGTTGAGTTAGCAATTGCGGAATGGATCAACCCTGCCGTAGCGGTTGACGCCGCAGTTTCCGGCAACACTGAGTTTCAAGTAGAAGCAGAGCCAGAACTTGCCGTGTTTACTCTTGATGGGCCAACACAGGTCGAAGCGGTGATTGTGACCCAAACAACCAAAAAGAAAGGCGGCAAAAAGTGATGAGCCACATGATGAACAAGAAACCCGGCATGGAAATTGTTATTGGCCTGAGCAAGCCCAAACGCCCAGAACTGCCGTCCCGCATGTTTGGCGACAAACATCCTGAAGCTGAAGCTGAAACTGAGACTCCGATGGATCAGGCTGCGGAAGACGCCCGCGCCGCCCGCGCCGAATTACGTCTGGATCGCATTGAACGACTTCTTGAAAAGGTAGCCGAGTCAATGGGCATTGAAGATGAGATGGCTGAAGGTAAAGAAGCAGAATCCGAGGAGTACGAAGATTGATCGGGTTCTTGCGGCTGTTTGCTGATTTCCGCAGGATAGAAGCGCGAAACGCCGAACTGGAAGTGCAGAACGATCACCTGATGGACCAGCGTGCGGCGTTGCTCGGGCAACTGTCCGAAGCGATGGACCGCATCGATACCGCCCATCGGTCAGAGATTGAAGCAACTCGAAGTTTTACTGATTTTGTGGCCATCGGCAGAACCGGACGCCCTGTGTTTAATCTGGCATCGCCGGTCCCGGTGCAGCCCGACCTGAACGAAATTCCGACCGCCAAGCCGCAACAGTCCGCAATCCAGCAGCAACTTGAACGCGAATTCTTCGCGCAATACAACGCGCCTCCGAAATCTGAAGCCACGCAATGACGCCATCTGCCGAAACACCGCCAACGCCCGAGGAGCAACTGCTTCAGCGACTGAAGCAACCGCTTATGGAAATGCTGGCGAGTGACGTTGACGCTGAATCTGCCCCTGAGAAGATTTATCAGTACAACCTTGCACAGCGCAATTACCTGATGTTCAGGGGGATGCAGTTCGTTGCCCCAGTCATGCGCGACGGCGTTTCTTCCTACGCTCCAATTGGCAGCAGCTACGGTCCGTTTGGCGCAGGCGGCGATGACGACGGGGCTTACGACTACACCCGTAACATTTTCCGTGGGTACGGGAATAAGTTCATTGCTGTACTTGGCCAGCGTGCTCCAAACGTCATTGCGCTGGCGGACGACCCCGACGATGACAAAAGCGTTCGGGCGTGCCGAACAGCTAACGAGTGCAACGCGATTCTTAATTCGTGGTGGGACGTTGATGTCAAAAACATCGAAGTTGCCACCTACTCCTGGATTACGGGGCCAGCGTACCTGTACACTCCGTGGAACGCTGACGGCCTGATGTACGGCTTCCGCGAGGAGCCGACCTACTCGGTTGAACAGAAACCTATGGGGGAGCCTGGGTATCGGTGTATTCAGTGCGGTGCAATTTCCCCGCAACCAGGTAAGTGCCAGCAATGCGGCGCTCCGCTTGGGCCTGAGTCGCTGGTTGAGCCAGAGATGGCGGACGTTCCTGTTCAGTCAGGCGTGCAGAAGTACGCCAATGGCCGCGTTGAATGCTATGTGCTTGATTGCACGATGATAACAACGCCCTTCTTCATTAAGAGCGACCTGCGGTTTTGCCCTTGGCTGGAATACAAGTACGAAGAGAACCGCCAAACGCTTATCAGCCTGTATCCAAAACTAAGAGAAAAGGGCGATGACTTTGGAACGCCTAATACCGGAGTTGCAGGGGACCGTGGGCGACAAGTCCGCGACTCGATCATCTCCCCGACCGGCGCACCGATGCGGACGACTGCCAAGAACCGATGGGCGTTTGCCCGCACATGGATTCAGGCCAATCAGTACTCTGGCGTCAAGAGCGAAGAGATTCGCAAAGTACTTGAAGAAAATTTTCCCGATGGCATCAAGATCACCCGCGTCAACGGTGAGATTATGCAGATCGAGAACGAACGACTGGATCACGTTTGGGCTGCGATTCAGCCGTCAGCTTCAGCTACGCTAAACGCTGACCCCGTAGGTCAGGATCTTGTGTCAGCGCAACTGCTGACCAACCACGCGCTAAACATTGCGGCAGAAACTATTGAGCGCGGCAACCCTCTGACGTTTGTTGATCCCCGCGTTGTGAACCTGACCGCTTGGAACAAACAGAAGTCCCGGCCCAATCAGGTTATCCCCACGCTGGCCGCTGTGGGCGCGACACTGGCCGATGCGTTCCACCAGACGCAGCCGTCCCGCTTTAGCGAGCAGATGGAGCCGTGGATGGCTTCCGTCGAAGCTGGCGCAGTGCAGGACGTAGGCACCCAGCCTCAGATCTTTGGCGGCGGTAATGCGTCAACGGCCCGTGAAGCTGAAATCAACAAGAACGCGGCCATGATGCAGTTGGGGATCATCTGGACGTTCATCCGTAAAGGGTGGGAACGCGCCAAGATGAATGGCGTTCGCCAGCTCATCAAGTACGGACCGGCGCAGATTCGAGAAGGCCGCAACAGCGCAGACCTGGACGAACTGACGGCTGGTGACTGGCACTTTGAAGCGAACGAAGCTATCCCTACAACGTGGGGGCAGCGCCGCGACTTCCTGATGTTCATGCTGGGGCAACCGGAACAAGTTCAGCAGTCTTGGGGCATAACGCGCCCTGAGAACATTGCATCGAACAAGGAATTGATGGGGATGGAAGGCTGGTATACACCCGGCCTTGATGATGCCGACAAGGTGCATGACACCATCCAGAAACTTTTGCAGGCGGCTCCGATTGAGCAGCAGCAGCCAGATGGGTCAATGCAGTTGATGCCATCTATCCCCGCTGACACGTTTGAGGATAACCCGGAAACGGTGGTTCAGCTTATTCAGGGATGGGCGCAGAAAGCAAGCCTGTCGGGTGGTATTCGAGAGACGATGCCGGATGCTTACGCCAATGTCATCGCGTATGGCATGCAGTATAAGAAAATGCTGGAGCCTCCTGCACCGCCCCCAACGCCGATTACTCCCAAAGTCTCGGTATCAGTGAGTTCAAAGGATCTTGATCCAAATCAGACGATGGCTGTTTTGAAAGACGCCAACATCGAAGTGCCTCCGCCACAGCGGCCTGTGCTTCCGGTGATGGCCGACCGGGCCGTGCGTGAAACAGCCCAGCCGCCCGTTGCGCCTGCCGTTTTCGATGGCCGTATTCAATAGCGCAGGTACGGCAAATTCTGTTGAAGCGATTAGGCTTCCCTGAGATTGGCTTTACTGTAGTGTTCTCGGGAGAGTACTCGTGGCCTTGCGGGCAATGGGTTTTGTCGCGAAAATAAGCGCCGCCGTTGCCTCGCCGAACGTTTTCCGCCCGCGTTACAGGCTCAAGGTGTTTTGGATTTACGCATGATCGGACCCTGCAAAGGTGATCGATATGTAGCCCATCCGGTATCTCGCCAACGAATAGTTCATAGGATGCGCGATGTGCCAGTTTGCTTTTCCCTGGCCTCGCAAAAGATCCGTAGCCGTTGTATCCGGGGTATTTGGGGAACGGTGATTGCTGGATTGATCCAGTCCAAAGCCAGCACCCTGAATTTGGTTCGGGCGACACCTTCGCCATGAATCGGTCAAGTAGTAGCGGCGACTGTTTAAGATATTGGTTAGGCATGTGATCCTCCTTAGATCGCATTGCTTGGGCCGCACAGTGGTTGCACACTGCGTGGCCTTTTCTATTTTACCAAGTTTTGTGCCAAGTTCGCCAGCGTTGATCGTTGGCACGCGGGAGCAGTAATGCCCCGCAAATCTCACCCCGGCAGCAGTCGGGCAAAGGACCACATGACACCAGAAGCACCCATGTCCTCGTCAGCAGACGCGGGCGATTACGGCAACACCTCCGATGCGCTTGATTCAATGTTTGATGGAGCATCAACTCAGCAGTCATCTTCGGAACTTTCGCAGCAGCAGAGTGAACCGGAAGCTGAACAGGAATATCAGGCAGAAGACGGCGCTGAACCGCTTGAAGCCGAAGCCTCCAGCGATGAACCTGTTATTGACGAAGACGGACGAGATGAGCAGTTTACCGACGATGCGGGTCGCAAGTATTACAACGTCAAGCCCGACCGGATGCGCGGCTTTGTCAACGCCAAGAACTTTGTAAAGTCCATTGAAGAGTTTGCTCCGACCGTAGAAGACGCCAAATCGCACTACGAAGGTGCCAGCGACTTCCGCGCCATGCAGAGCATGTTTGACTCTGCGGAACCGGAATCCTTGACTCAGTTCATGGACTACTGGCAGAAAGGTTCGCCTGAGGCATTTGGGTCGATGGCGCAGCGCCTCCCCGCTTACCTTGCATCTCAGGCCAGCAATAACCCGATGGCAGCGCAGGCGTTGGGGCAGATTGAAGCGCAGGTTCACCGCGTCACGATTAACCGGGCTTACGACAGGGCAAGGGAAACAGGCGACAGGGACGATTTCCTGTCAGCTCAGGCGCTTGATTACGCCATCAACGGGCGATACATCGAGACGATGGAGAAGATTCCCAGCCGTCTGCGGCAATTTGATCCACAGCTTGAAATGCGGCAGCGCGAACAGCAGATTGACCAGCGCGAAACTCAGTTTGCCAACCAACGCTGGCAGGAGTTTGACAGGAACTACATTAGTGGGGCGCGGGACACCGTCCTCACCAGCGCAGTTGATGCAGCATTCAGGGGGGCCGAACAGGCATTCCCTGCTGGCATCCTCAAAGCAGCAAAACGCGAAGCAATCGCACAGATCAACGAATCAATCGAGAAGAACTTTGAGTTCAATCGCAATCAGAAGGTGGAAACCAGCGACATCCAGCGGGATCTCGTAAGGGCCATCAGGTCCGGTCAAACAACCAACCTTGAACCACGCGCAGCGCGTTTGGTCGAGGAGTTTAAGGCGCGGGTAAACCGCATCCTTCCCGGCATCGTGAAACCTCTGATCGGAGACGCCACGAAAGGCGTAGTGCAGCAAAGTCAGGCGACTCATAACCGTCTGGCTACCGGGTCGCAGAAGATGGCACCAGGTGCTGGCGGTAAGCCAACTCCGAGGGACATCTTCCCAAAACCAAACTGGAAGTCCGCAAGTGAAGGGCTGGACGCTCTTCTCGGCTAATCCCAAAATTTTAAGGAGCCTATCATGGGCGTTTCTCAGATTTATGCAGTCAGCATGGAAAAGGTACGGAGCAAGCTCCCCTACCTGCAATCTCTTTCGCACTCGGCGTTTCTCAAAGAACTGAAGAAAACCGACGTGGAGAAAGTCTCTCCCTGGTACGCTGGTTCGGGCGCAGTGCTCGGCTATCGTATCCCGGTTGAACAGTACGTCGGCGGCGCGTTTGGCGGCATCTCGCTTGACAACGCGGCCTTCCTTGACGGCAACCAGATGACCACGCAGTACATGACCATTGGTTACACTGCGCTGTCTCTCTCGTTCTTGCTGCCGACAATCTCCATCGACGGTACTGCGACCAGCTCTCAGGCTGTCGTCAACGTGTTCAAGAAAACCATGAAGGACGCCATCAGAACCTTCACGGCTTACGAAGACTCTCTGGCGTTTGCTTCCGGCAATGCGGTTCTCGCGACCGGCATTGGCTCGGGCGCTACTCCCGCAGGCACCGATCCTCTGTACTACCTCGAGGCCAACTTCGGCCCGCAGCGCCTTGAACTCGGTCAGATTGTTGACGTTTATAACGCTGCCGGGTCCACCAAGAAGGGCATTAGCCTTCAGGTCACCGCCATTGACCCGGTCAACAAAACAGCGCAGTTGGTCGGCACCGTCACCAGCCCCCTGAACACCGACGTTATCGCGGTTGCCAACTACGCAGCCACTCTGGCCGCAGGCACCACGCGGTATGGCCTGTACAACTACAATTCGTCCACCACGTCTGGTTCGACGCTCGGCTTGAGCCGCGTGACCGTTCCTGAACTGGTGACCCCGAATTACACTGCTTCCGCTTCTCTCACGTCTGCAATGGGGCTGATCCTCAACGATTACCGCATCCAGCGCCGTGACGAATCGGTCATCGGCAAGACTCTTGGCATTTGCCACATGGCACAGCGTCAGGCAATCTTCAACACCGGCGATCAGGTGGTGATGTGGAACGTCCCCGGTCCCGACATCGCTCGCAACCTTGACCGGATTCCCGGCAATCGCAAGGAAAACGACAAGGTTCCGTTCTGTGGCGTGGATTACCTCGTCAGCAAGAAAGCTGACCGCAGCCGTCTCGACCAGGTCGTGATGGATGACTGGGGTCGCGTCAACCTGAAGGAACTGGAGTACTTCTCCACTCCCGATGGCAAGTACATCTTCGAGGGTCGTAACGGCGACGGCGCAGTCAAGACCAGCATGAACTTCTTCCTCGTCTCCAGCGAGAACACGTTCTGCGCTGATCCTGGCTCCGGCGGCATCATCTCCAGCCTGACCATCCCGACAGGTATGTAAGTCTCTCCCCTTGGTGGGGGCTGCTCTGGTGCAAATCAGAACGGCCCCCACGTTTAACCGAATCGGAGTTTATGGAAATTCCAAAGCAGATCAAGAAGATGAACGAACGCATCGGGGCCAGCCTCGGGCGTAACCCGCATGGAGAACCGCTGTACAAGTGGGTCCATTCGGAAGACTTCTGGCACTGGATGCGAGACATCACCGGGTACGAATCGGTGACTATGCCGTCTGGCTTAATTGTTCAGCAGCCGATTTACAAGCGCCGGAAGATGATGCCGCACTATCACGATGTTTGGGTCATCGCTCACTGGCACGAAGCGGACAACGAAGTGAGCTGGCGCATCAAGTACGGTGCCGACGCTCTCTGGCCGCGTGAGGGGTATTGGACTCCGGTTGACGCTTGGGCTGAACAAGGGAAACTGCCCACCGAAACGCTGACCGACACGTTAATCGAACTTGTCAAGACTCGTAGGGCAATGACGCAAGCCGATATTGCCAAGGAAGGTCAGGACATTCAGGACCGAATCGATAAGCACGCTGAAGACGAACAGGACGCTGCATTTGGTGATGCAGTCCCGGCGTTTGGCGCTCTTCCCGGTTCACGTTCCAGCAGCACAAGTTTTCCATCAGTCGGCGCGGCATTGCTCGCGCAATAAGGACATTGATATGGCAGATACATTTGACAGATTTACAGCACGAACCCTTACTATCGCTTCCGTTTACCCGTTGGAGTGCAAGCTCCAGCGTGATTACGGATTTACGCGAAACGGCGGCATGACGGAGTTCGTTCTCCCCGCCGCAAAGAAAGGCAACTATTCTACGCTCAAGGTTTCCGATATGTTTCAGCGGATTCAGGACGTGGACGCAATGACTGCATCCGGGCGTCAGAGCAACAAGGACTTCTTTGTTGACGTCGGGTCGCTCGCGAAGGATCTACACACGCACTGGGCCGTTCAACGCATCGGTACGGGCAATGGATTCCTCCCCGGCATCATGGTTATCGCGGGTGACGAACCCACCGATGCCGAACTCGCCACCATGAACGCCCAACAGAAAGGCTATTTCGAGGGGCTGTTTCTCGAAGGTCAGGCATACGCGGAAAAGCACGATTTCAAGCAAATCAACGAGATTCACCGTGCGGCTGCTGTGTGGCTCGGCGTTGACGCGAAGTGGGTTGCCAACATTGGCGAACAGCATAAGGGCTGGAAAGAATGTACGGCGTGCTTTGAAAAGATCAACGCGCTGGCCACGATCTGCAAGGTGTGCCGGTCGGTTCAGCCCGACTTCAATGCCTCCCCGGTTGCTGAACAGGAAGCGCCCCGCAAGGCTGGACGCCCCCCTATTGCACCCCCCTTGAAGCCTGTGTTCGCGTAAACCAACATGAAAAACACGCTGCTCAACGTCTTTGATACGGCCCGCGCACAACTTCAAGGTGGCGACACCAGTGCGTCTATTGGGTTCTCTAATACGCAAATGCAGCAGTTCTTTAATATCGCCTACCCTGAACTGTGGCAGATCATGGCGCAGGTCCAGACTCCGCGTGTACGTCGGGATTTCTTCCACTACCTTCCGTCGTACACCACCCTATTTGACCCGTTCGCTATCGGCATCGACGACTTTGCAGAACCGGAGCAGATCGAGGAGCGCGGGAACGTCACTACCCTGACGATTACCGGCACGACCGATACCACGCCGATTCGGGTGGCGACCTCGGGCACCGGCGGTCTGGCGAATAACGCTTCGGTACAGATTGCGGACGTCACCGGGACAACGGCTCCGTGGGGCATGTGGTACATAACGTACCTTTCGCCTACGTTGTTCTCGCTTAACGGGTCTACCGCTCCGGGCGTTGCCGGTACAGGCGGCAAGGTTATGTGGAGCGGCGACAGGTTTCTAATGATGGGCGCGGTGCGGGACATGCCGTACAACCAGCCAATCAGTTCGTATTTGCGGATCTGGCAGTGGCAGGATAGCCAACTGCGATTTCTTGGCGCAACTCAGCCGGTTCAGCTTCACATCACGTATTGGGCATCCGCAATACCTCCGACCAACGTGAATACCGAACTTGGGATTGATGACTGCATGGCGTTCCTTGCCACTAGGGTCGCGTCCCTTGCGGCTGAATCTCGCGGATGGTACGAGATGGCCAACAGGCTGACCGCAAGAGCACTGGGGCCGAAGGGTGAAGCAGACGGGTCCGGTGGCTTGCTCCGCTCGTTTTTAAACCTTCAGGTTCAAAACCTTCAGCGCACCATTTTTGTTAAGCCAATGTTCCGATCAAAGGCTGGACTTAGCACGTTGACAGGGGACTACATTTATGGATCTTTCAGCTACGGCGGCAGCAGTTCAGCAAGTTCGGGGGGCGGCGTGAACCCTTCAGGCGGGTATTACGTGGTCCCTGTTGCGGCTGGTGTAGCGCCACTGGACCTCAGCCTCGGCAGCGTGCAGGAAGTGACCGTAACGCAAGCCACGCTCATTTCAACGCCGACCAACCTGCAACCAGGCCCATTCTGGATTGTCTTGATTCAGGGAGGCTCTGGCGAGTATGCGGTCACGTTCTCTGCTGACTATATCGGCATCGACCCGACTGCGTTCAGCGGTACAGGCGTAACCGTGGGCATGACAACCCGGCTTTCGCTGGTTGTCACTGACGACCTCACCATCACCTATCTTGGAGTAACCTACGGACCAGTATGAAATTCTTAATTGCATTGCTCATCCCAGTTGCTTTGATCGCTCAAACCGGCGCATCTCAGATCACCACCAAGCAGACCGGAACCGGGGCGGTGTTGCGCAACACTCAGTCCAAGGCAAACGACATCATAAGCGTAAAGGACTTCGGCGTGACCGGGGATGGGACAACAGACGATACGGCAAATTTGCAGAGGGCCATCAACACGGTCTGCGGTACAGGGAGTGGACTGTATTGGCCGAATGGGACGTATCGGAATACCGGGACATTGAGTTGGGCCGGGACCAACTGCACATGGAAAGGGCAAAGTCTGTCTGCGACTCAGATATTTTGCGATCCAACGAATGCAGGTACGAAATGCGTTTCGTTTGACGGGGGAACTGGTGGCGGGTATCAGTCTGAGAATCGGATTCAGGATCTCCAGATTTACAACACGCTACCGAACTCTAAAGTTACGAATTTACTTTTCGTTCGCGCACAGAACAGGTTCAGCACAAGCAATATCCACCTGAGCGGCGGAACGAACCCGCTGTATCTGGATTACCTTCAGGTGAATGATTACGAAAACACCCGCGTTACTAACGGAACCGGGACTGGGGTGGTGTGGAACCCCTCTCCGGTTGGGGTCAGCACGACCACCAGATTTCATGGAGGAAAGTGCTACATCGGAAGCAATGGCGGTGACGGTATTTCCGCCGATAGTACTGTTTCGACAGTCTTTGATGGTTGCACTGTCGAATCGAACGCTGGTCGCGTGATGAATGTTGGGCATACTATAGTCGCCTCAGTTGCGTTCATTAACGGGCATACGGAAGGGAACGGGAGCACGACCGGGCTGAATCCGTTCCGGGTTGGCGACGTGGGAAGTTCCATTAGTTTTTCCTATTTGACGCTGACAAATAACCAAATACTTGCATCGGCTCCTGTGGCAACGCAGGAATCCCCAACCGTACTGGTGATGGCTGGCTACGCCAACGTGCGGATCGACAGCATTTATGCGCTTTGGAACCCAAACGTATTTCCTGATGGACTGATGTCCACTACCGCCAACACCGGAGAGGTAATCCTGACCGGAAACCCGGTTGGAGAGTTCGCCCTCAACGCCTTCCCGTTTATGGCGTCTACTACCAAGCTCTACGGGTACGGCCCGTTTTTCAACCAGCGAGCCTCCTCTTTCGCCACGAAGAACACGCGAGATACATGCGGATCTGGAACCCTGACCCCAGATTTCAAAAACTCACCGACTGGATACACGATGGTTCTCGCAGGCGCAGGTTGTACAATCGGAGCGCCGACCGGGATGCTGGACGGGCAGGAGTACATGATGGTGGTGGATAACGCATCCGGTGCCGGGGCGACGGTTACGTTTAACGCGGCCTGGAAACTTGCTACCGGTACGGCGACCAAGACTCTAGCGAATGGCGAAAAGCGTGGGTTCAGGTTCTGGTACGACCCTACTGGCTCCAGAATGATCGAGATAGCCAGCTCTACAAGCCTGTGCTTTGACGAAAGCACGAGAAGGATCGGCATTTTGGCTTATGGTTCATGCTCTCCCGGTGCAGCAGTTGACATCAACAACGGCGAGGTGAACCCAGTTATCAAGCTGACGGCAAATGGTGGAACCGCCGCACTCGTTATGATCGGTGGCCATATTTGGGAATTTGACAGTGCCTCGGCTGGTGGGGGGAATAGCTTGTGTATTTACGATGACACTGTCAGCGCCGGAACTCCTCGGATGTGCATCACCAACGCTGGCGGCATTCGTTCGTACCAGGGATACCAGGCTTCTGACGGATCTGCCGGCGTTACCGCAGGCGCCTGCTCTTCTTTCAAAAACGGACTGTGCATCGCGCCATAACCGAAGATTATGAAACTTACTTTTTCATCTATTGTGTTTGTGTTTTCATTAGCCGCCCAGGCGCCGCCGGTCCCCCTCCAGTCGGTGATTTACAGCAACATCAGATCAACCAGCCTTCTCGACGGTAATGGGTACATTGACAACCGGTCGCAGTTCACGCGCCAGTCCAACTACCACGCCTTCCGCGCCTACGGCACCGGCACTTGGCAGGTCGAGATGTTCTGGGCTGATACGAACACAAGTTTGACAAGCTACGGCTCGACGGCAATCGTGCCCGTCGAGCGCTATTGGCTACGGCATAGACCCGGCAACCGCATCGCACCCTTACCACGACTACATCAAGTGGGTCTTCACCGGCAATGTGACGATCCAGAACTACTTTGGGACGAAGAACGCCTGGTGGACGCCGTCAGTTGCTGGCATTTCGTACCCGCTCACATTGGGGGCATACGCCAATAATGCGGCGGCTCTTGCTGGTGGCCTGAGGGTTGGTGATTATTACCGAACCGGGGCAGATCCTGACCTTGTGGCGCAGGTGCATCCCTGACCTGGAACCGTTCAACGGCATTCAACTAACGACTTCGGTAGTACCGCACCGCATGGCGGAATCATGCGGAAAATAAGGAGCAACATCATGTCTTTCAGCATTTGGCCTGCCCTTAAGGCACCGTTCAACAAGGTTCTCGGATCTGGTTTGTACAGTGGGCCTGCTGCCGATATCGCAGTTGATAACGGTTATCAAGAGTACGCTTTCAACGCAGCCGGGGCCACAGTCCCTGTACGCATTCCAGCCAGAACGGCGGATGCGGTTACTGTTCTTAACAACCCAAACGGCGTTTCGATCACCGGGCCGCTTTCGCAGGGATCAAAAACCGTCACCTTCAATCTGACGGCTAACGGCTCTTTGGGCACTCAGACGTTCTTCATCTGCGATAACATCTACACGATCACAAACATCACCTACTCTGCTAAAACGCAGGGAACTGGCACACTGACGTGTAACGTGACAAAGGACACCGGGACTCTGGCTCCGGGCGCTGGCGTTTCGCTTCAGTCCGGCACGTTTGACTGCGTCACTATCGTCAACAACACGGTCACGACCGGCACGCTTACCTCGACTACCGCAGACCTGACAACTGCTGTTGGTGACCGCTTGGCTATCTTGTTCACTGGCACCGTCAGCACGCTTGCAGGCGTGACTGTCACCGTCACAATGACGCCGAATGCAGCCAGCGATACTGCTGTCTACTTCTGCAACCTCAACGCTGACATCAAGACGCAGACGTTCCACATCGCTAACCGCGACCGGGTCATTACGGGTGTTAAGTGCATCTATAAGACCGCATTTGCAGCGGCTGTGACTATCGACGTTACCAAGGATACTGGCACTACAGCGGCTGGCGCTGGTACGTCAATCCTGGCTGCTGCAATGGCGGGAGATGGCACGGTAAACACTGTTATTACGCCAACCCTCGCAACTTCAGCGGCTACGCTGAAACTTTCTGGCGCTGCTGGCGACCGTCTTTCCGTCAAGTTCTCGGCTACCACCACGGGCGTCGGGGTTTGCGTTATTGTGACGTTTGCGCCGGTTGCAGCAGAAATGGCTGTGACATATCAATTGGCGCTTAACGCCCAGCAGCAGATCGCGCAGAACTTCTTTACCGCCGACCGGGCGTATGAGGTTGTTGATGCGTCCTGCGTGTTTGATGTTGCGGCGGGTGGAACTTCTACTCTTGCCGTAACCATCGACAAGGGGACGGCAACACCTGGGGCAGGCAGCGTAGTGCAAACTGATAACTCCAGCGCCGGGTTTAACCTGAACTCGACTGCAAGGACGGTTCAGTGGATGACTTCGGCAAGTCGCCACCTGCGTTTTCTCTCTGCTGGTGATCGCCTTGGTTTACTTCCAGCTGGCTTGGCGCAGAGCACGTCTCTCGTCGCCATCACTGTACAGCTGCGCCCGATGTAAGTCAGATATGCTTCCACCATTTACGCAATATGATGGATGAAATATGGGCTTGACTCACACCAAACATGGCCCCAATCCGCCGTTGCGTCATGCCCGGATAGAGAGATCTGATTTCGATGATCTCTCTATCCGTGAGCCTACTGAAACTCAGGGCCTCGCCGCTAGTTTTTTGGCATCGCCCTTTCTCTTTTTTATCCAGCGCATTGGTCAGCGCAGTTCCTAAGAATAGATGGGATGGCCGGAAGCATGGAGGATTATCACACCGATGAAGAACGCAAAGCCTGTCAGGGATAGGGCCTACTGCGGCCTCGTATGCTGCCCTATGAACAAGGGAACGGTGGCCCGGTCCTCCAGATTTGGATGGCACGCATATTCTCCCGTACGTTCCGACTCCGACTCCTGCCTTGTTTTTGCCGGCTGGCCATTCCCAGCACTCATCATTATGATCACGTGGATCGGAAAGCAACTTCAAAAGCAGCTTATAACTGGTACCCTTAGATTGCATCTTGCGGGCCTCCTATCGCCCGTCTTTGCATGGGGCCGTTGCTGCTTGAACAGCGCGGCCTCTCTTTATTTTATCGCAGTGAGAGGAGTATCGTAAATGGCATTCCTGAGCGACGCGCTATCAGTTGAACTTGCTGACTTTAACGGAGCCTGGACGCCGTCTCCATCGCTCATCGACCCGACAAAAATCTCTATAAACAAAGGTCGCCTGGCTCGGAACGTGTCATTCTTCGGCCAAAACGTGGCCACTAGGTACGGCTATTCCGCAGTGTTCAACCCGTCTGCATCGGTCACGTCGATGATTAACTGGCTGTTCCTCGACGGGACAACGCCCGCAAACTATCTCGCGTTTTACGTGCCGGGTACCGGGGTTAGAA